AACACTCCGGCAGGATCCAGAGAACACCCAATACTGTTTGAAGTTGGATGTTAAAAAGTTTTATCCTTCTATCAATCACGATGTGCTTAAGTGTATTATTCGTAGGAAAATCAAAGACACACAATTACTGCAGCTGTTGGATGAGATTATTGATTCCGCTCCGGGAGTTCCAATCGGCAATTACCTCTCTCAGTATTTTGCCAACCTGTATTTAACTTATTTCGACCATTGGATCAAGGAAGTAAAGCATGTCAAATATTACTTCAGATATGCTGATGATATTGTTTTACTGCATGGCAGCAAGGAATATCTCCAAAATATCTTCATCGAAATGCAAGATTACCTTTTAAACAATCTGAAGCTAACAGTTAAGAATAATTGGCAGATTTTTCCTGTAAAATCGAGAGGTATTGATTTCCTGGGATATGTGTTTTATCACTCTCATATTTTGCTTCGGAAGGGAATAAAACAACGGTTTTGCAGGCGCGTATCGAAGATTAATAAGAAGAATCTATCTCAGAAAGAATATCTGCAGGCCATCTGTTCATGGATCGGTTGGGCGAAGCATTGTAATAGTAAGCGCTTATTAGATAAAATATTAAAGCAATCAAAATAATTATGGAAACAACTACTCTTTTACTTATTGGCTGCCTGTGCATTATTGGCTTGCTAGTCATTGGATCTATTGGAGCAATCACGTATTTAAAGGGAAAAATTAAATCGCTTGAAGATGAAGTTACAAGAACTAAGGGAGTTAGGTCTTGAATCGGACCTGATTCGAATAAATCGTTTCGTTACGAAGATTGGAACTCTTCGTGCTAGCCAAAGGGCTTATTTTAAAGATCGGCAGCATAAGGATCTTATTCAGTCGAAAATATTAGAAGGAGAGATTGATGCCTCTCTATCCGATATCATAAAATCAGCATCAAAAGTTTTAACCGCATTTAATCTACTAGAAGATGGACCTAAATCAGAAACAGACAACAACGATATTGAAAGCTCTACAGATAGCGAGCTATGTAGCAAAGACAGTTTATTCCCATCAAGCGATAACAGCTCTGTTCTTTTCCCCGGGAGCGGAGAAAGAAAAGGTACTATCCCTCCAGGCCACTACCGTTGAAGCTGCGGAGGAATTTGATGCCTTGATCCCCGATTTTAAGGAGCTGGCCAATCGTTACTATAAACAACAAGATGAGTAAGCTATGACAATAATCACTCATGATGGTACTGAGTACCTGCCCGTGTTGTTTGGGAGCATAGAAAGTTTTGACCTGTCCGACAGTATCACTTGTATTCTGGATTGTGAGCCCCGGGAACTTGATATGTTTGATAAAGTTGTGCATCACAAGATTAAGGTTTCTGACGTAAAGTACTTCAAAGGCACTTTGATGATGACGCCGGTTATACTTCCTAAATCTCATTATAAGATAAACAGTCAAGACAATGGCTAGAATTGAGAAAGATGAAGTTCTCCTCGCTACTGAAGGAGGAAAGAATGTAATTTTGGAGTACTTCCCGCAATCATCTGTGGGGTTCTCTTCTCGCAGAAACTTTCGCTTAAGGGGTGATGATAAAAACCCTTCAGCTTCTGTTTATCAAAAGGACGGAGTTTGGTTTCTCCAGGATAAAGGAGGAGGAGACAATAAAGCACATACGGCTATTTCTCTTGTGATGGAACAGGAAGGGGTTTCTTTTCCTCAGGCACTTGAGCTGATTGCTAAAAAATACGCTCCTCATCTTCTTGAAGATAAAGTTTCTGTATCTGCCGGACCAAAACCACGCATCGAGAGGGCTTCTCCTTCAGATAAAATAGTCGTTAACCTGCGAGAGTCCGGAATATTCACGTCTAAGGAACTTGAGAGACTTGGATATAACATAGAGCAGAAGCATTGCGAAGATTTCCGGTTGAAGCCGGTTGATTCTTACATATCAAAGCGTAATGAGAAAGGAGAGTCTTGGCAGTTTTTCTCTACAGATGAATATCCAATATATCTGTACGATTATGGTTCTTTCGGAAAGCTTTACCAACCTCTTGGAGACTTACGATTTCTTTATGTCGGTGAGAAGCCGGAGGATGCCATATTCGGGGATGATAAGTTCTTAAGGTTATTTGCAGATGCTAAAAAAGGATCATTCCCTGAGGTTGACCGAGAATCACATACGGATGAAAGGTGGGAAGAGCTCGTTCTTTGTTCCGGCCCCTCTGATGCCCTTAATGTTTACGCTTCCGGATATCATGTCTGTTGGCTCAATAGTGAGTCATCAAGGCTTTCTCCGTATGAGTTTTCCTTATTAACCAGGTTATCAAAGAAAGTATTTATTTGCTATGATATTGATGATACCGGGCTTAAGCGGATGTTTCAACTGGCGTTGACATATTTGGATCTAAATATTATTGTGCTTCCGGAATCTCTAAGAAAGATTCGTGCCCGGGGAGGAAAATACTGTAAGGATGCAAAAGATTTCTTCGTTCACTATCGCCGGCCAGAGCAACAAAACCCTCGTAAACTATTTGACCAACTTGTTAAACTTTCCTATTCGTTGAAGTTTTGGGTAGATAAGAAGGATAAGAAAGGGGATTTTGTAGGGTATGACATCAATAATGAGCAATTATACGCGTTTCTCAATGCAAGTGGGTTTTGGAAGATAGAAACAAGTACCAATAAAAAAGGATATACCTTTTGTTTTGTAAAGGATAATGTTGTTGAACTCATTGATGAAGACAGTGTCTCTTCTATGTGTTCAAATTATCTGATTGATTACCTAAAGGAACATCCAGAATATTACTCACAGCAGCTTGTAAATGCGATCCACAGGAGCAATCAGATCAAAATAGGATCCTTGGATAAGCTTAAGACAATAACACCGAATTTCGAGGCTTTTGATAAGCATTCTGATGCCTTCTTTTTCCGGAATGCAGTTGTGCGGGTTACAGCTACCGGCATCGAAGTATTAAAGCCCGGATATGGGGATTATTATGTATATAAACACAAAATAATTGACCACGATTTCTCGATAGAGAAGCCTCTGTTCGAGGTCAATTATACCAAATCCTTTTCTACTTTAATCAATCAATATAAATCAGGCGACCTCGCCCCCCTCTCCCCCGAGCGCGTTGCGCTGAAAAAGAAAATTGACGCTTTGCCCGAAACTGAAAAGTATGAAGTATCAATTGCGGATTGGGAATTTTCTTTCATGCGTTATATCTATAACACCGGCCGGCTATACTGGAGGAAAGAAGAACTCGGCCATTCGTTGTCTGAAGAAGAAAAACAGGAAGTGGATCTTCATTTTGTCAATAAAATCACTGCGTTAGGATATCAGATTTTTAAATACAAAGAGGCTGGCCAGGCATACGGAGTTTATTCGATGGAATTAGAAGGTGCCGATATCGGTCAACACATGGGAGGTACAGGAAAATCCTTATATATCTCTTCTATTGAACAGGTTCGTAAACAACTTTTTATCAATGGCCAGGATCTACAGCAAGATAAATCCGAGTTCATGTTCGCAGGGGTTGAAAGAAATATTACTGACCATGTCTTTTTTGATGACCTAAACGAGTTTGTTGATCTGCACAGATTCATGCCAATGATTACCGGCAAGATGACTGTAAACGCAAAATATGCAAATGCTTTTGTTCTTGATTATAAAGATAGTCCAAAGGTTGGGTTCACATCAAAAAAAAAAAAAAAAAATTTCGACGCTTCGCTTAGGAGAAGAACCTGGTTCACGGCATTCAGTTCTTACTATCATCCGGAGGATCCAATGAAAGGAATGAAGGAAAGAAGTCCATATACTGAATTTGGTAAAAACTTGATTACAGACTACACGCCTGTAGAGATGAATAAGTTTTACAATTTTATGTTGTCCTGTCTCTCTTCTTATTTAAAATTCCGGGTCCGAATTCAACCGCCAATGGGACAGATTGAAAAGCGTAACATACAGCGGGCAATTGGTGATGAGTTCATCTGGTGGGCTGAAGATTATTTCAATGAGGATAGATTAAATACAATGGTAAATAAACATACTGCATTTGAAGCTTATCGTGCAACTCTTAATGAAAAGGTTGCCCGGATGATAAAGATAAATACATTCAAAAATCGCGTAATTCAATTTTGTCAATACAAAGAATGGATATTTAATCCGGAACACCTCTTAACTACAGAATCAGATCGAGAACGCAATGAAATCCGGAAGAAAGAAAATGGAGAAGATCAATACTTTTATTTTATCTCAACCATGCCGCTTGATGATGATAATTCTTTAGAGTTTAATGATGACTTACCGCCAATTTAAATTAAAAAAATTTGAGCCTATATGAAAAAAATAAATGGATGTATTCAGTTTCCCTTTTCCTTTGCCCTTTTGCCCCAAGAAAAAAAATATCTTTATAATAATAAGATAATCAATTTGTTAAAGGTAGGGCAAAATCAGGGCATTTTGGGGCATTTTGGTTTTTGTTCGCCCTTTTGGGGCAACTTTGGGGCAACTTTTATTGTTTTAAAAACAAGCCTGTATATAATTGATTATCTATTGTTTATGTTGTTATTAAAAATATTTGGGGCAAATCGGGGGCAAAACCCTCTATCCAAATTGCCCCGATGATAATCAGTAAGTTACAGCATTTGGGGCAAAAGGGCAGCGTTTAGCGGAAACTTTACTCACTAATTTTTTAATTTTTAGAAAACATGGAAAAATACCCATATAAAGATGAAGATACCGGTTGTTGGATTTATGACAATGTTCCGGACACTATGACAAGGGCTAATGTTACAGATATTAAGATTGGATCCCTGATTCTCTATCGTGGAGAGCTTGGTAGTTGGAAGGATCTGTTTATTGCTACAAAAATAAGGCAATCAAGCTTTGACGTTGCTAAAAGTTGCATCCGCCGAGGGCTTGATGTGTATGTGAAAAAAATTGGGGTTTAATTAAGTTGATAAATAAATAATCTTTGAATTATGAGAATGACTATTGATGTTCGTGTAGGTAGTGCCTTGAAGGAATTTATAGTCTCTACCAATAACGGATCTGATGTATTGGATCCTGAAAAAGATACTATTCTCTGGTGCCGCGTGAAGCAGCATCTGCTTCTTCAGCCGGGGCAATATATTAGAATTCAGGATAGATCAGAATATATATCAATAATTTTAAGAGGTACAAAAGCTGGCAAGACATATAGTATAGATAAAGGTAGAAAACTACAGGTCAATACTTTGTTTCGCTCATATCTTGATGAAGCCGGACAGGCAGAAATCAGAAAACACTTTGAAAAGGAATTTAAAAATGTATTCCGAACATACATGAAAGGATGTTTGAATAATAACGACGACATGAAGATTATCGATGCTATTGAAGAATTTTGTCACGACCATAATATTCCAATGAATAAAATATCAACAGCCATGCTTCAAAAGGACTGGTATCGTTATAGACTAAGATGTTCAGTTAAAAATGTTTGCCCATTAATGTTTTAATTGACCCTGTTAATGTCTTATTGAAAAATGTTTTTTTAAAATATAATTGACCCTGTTTATGTCCGATAAAAACGATAAAAATATATACGATGAAACTTGGAATTGAAGCTTTAGAATTTATTCCGGCTGCAAATTGCAGAAACTGGAGTTTTGTACCCCGCAACGGATCAATAGATGTAACAGCGTTTATTACAGCTGCTTTTTCTGCAATTGATTTTACCTCGTTGATGTGTTCGTTTGAAGAGGAGTGGCTTGACGATGCTCAGGGGAAGTACAGTCAAATCAACATCACCGGTACGATCAGAACAATAAAGAAAAAAGTTGCAAAGTTGACACTGCAAAAGTTACTGACAGGAAAATATATTTACCGGGTTAAGGCAGCTTCCGGGGAGAAATTTATTGTCGGTAGTCTGGATTATCTTCCAAAATTTGCTTTTAAAAACATAATTGAGGGGTTGACTACCTCAGAATATCAACTTACCATCTCTCTTAAATCGCCTCACGGATCTATTACGGACACTTCTGTTTAGTCCTTTCATTCGCATAGGCTGAGACTCATATTTGTATTGAAATGTCAATCACAAATCTCAGTCTATGCAATATTCCTTCATAAAATCAGTTGTGGAAGGTGTTTGGATGATACATCCGGACACTGCTTCTGCGTATTATCCTCTTCTAAGAGGTGCGCTTTCGGGGCTTGAGTTTTCAAAAGAGCCAGAACCGGAAAATTGCGTGCCTTTTTTAGTTTCAATGAGTTCGGGAAAGGTGGTTTCTGCAGACAAGCCTGGTGCGATGGATTATGGTGATGAGAAGTTTGTTTTGGTTACAACCCTTCGTGGAGTTGTATTAAAACATGATGCTGAGTGTGGACCCCGCGGAACAAGAACGCTTGCTAACCGGATGAAACAAGGAGACAAAGACCCAAAAGTTATTGGACATCTATTTATTAATGAATCAGGGGGAGGAATGGCTTCAGCTGTTCCGGAAATGGCAGATGCCATCAAATCTTTGTGTAAGCCGATAGTTGGTTTGGTTGACGGAATATCTGCTTCAGCTTCATACTACATGATCAGTTATGCTGAACATATCATGGCATCAAGAGAAAGTGATCTAGTTGGATGTATAGGTGTGCTTATGGAAACAGAGGGTTTCCCAAAATATTCAAAGTTACCTGATGGTCGGGTTCGGGCTCGGATATATGCTGATGGATCCGAAGAAAAGAATGAAGAATATGAAGCTGCTCTTGAGGGCAATTTTACTCTCATTAAGGAGAGAATGCTTAATCCTCTTTGTGAACAATTTAAGGCAGATGTTAAAACTAATCGGCCAACTGTTGTGGACTCGCAGTTGAAAGGGCGAACATATAAAGCCTCAGAGGTTGTTGGTACGCTCATAGATTCTATTGGAACGTTTGAGGATGCCGTTGCTAAAGTCATTGAACTGGCAAATCTGTCTCAAGTCCCAAAAGTAAATTCATCAAAACCACAAAATAAAAAGACAATGAATGAGTTGAAAAATCTCAACCAAATTGAATCTGTCAAAGAGTTCGCTCTTGTTGATGGACAAGCCTCGTTCAACGAAGGACAGCTACAAGATATTGAGGCTGCTCTGGTCGTTGGTGCCCAGGCATCAGAGAGGGTAACTCAGCTGGACGCTGAGAAAACTACTCTGGCAGAAACCGTCTCTGCAAATGAGACTGCTATATCAGCTAAGGATGCGCGCATCACTGAGCTTGAAACTGCCCTTGCAGCTGTAACCTCAGGAGGTGCAGCAGATGACGCAAGTACTATTATCAAACTGACTGATGGTAAAGGTAAATCTGAGCCGGAAGATGAGTTTGCTAATGCTAAGCAATTCTGTGAAAATCATTTAAAAAACAGTAGATAATGGCTGAACTTGACATTAAAGCTGCTCTGATTGGATCAGGGCACAAATTCCGCAAGGAAATTCTTCTCATGCCGGTAGTCGCTCTCTCAGACACTACCAATCACATGACCATACGCTACGGTGTACGTGGCAAGGAAACGGTAGGTGAGGCCCGTTCCGGCGCAAAACTAAGACCTTACAAAACTGCAAAGGGTGAGACAAATACTGCCTCTATCGATGGACGTACCTTGGAGACCTTTTTGGGTGACGTTGTAGAGGAATTTGACCCTTATACTCTCTATAGCACTGCATATTCAGAGCCGCTATCTAAAAAGAGAACGGAGCTGGAGGTAGTTAAGACTTTAGCTGTCGAGATGTCTAAACAAGCGACTGAAGATCTTCCTAAAACTATTTTCACTGGTGTTCGTAATGCTTCCGGAAACGAAACTATGGATCTTTTCGATGGTTTTGATACCATTACCATTGCTGAGAAAGTTGCCGGAAATATCTCTGTCGCAAAAGGCAACTTCATTGAACTGGGAGGAATTAACGCCGCCAACGTAGGTGATAAGCTGAAAGCTATTTACAGCGGAGCTTCTCAGGTGTTGAAAAAAAGGGGAACTAAACTGTTCATTCCTGTAGATATCAAGGAAATGTACGATGAGTGGGCTCTTGCAGCATTCGGACCTGTAGTATATAATACACAGTATGAACAGACTTTCCTGCATGGTACAAACAAGAAATGCGAACTTGTAGATCTTCCAGGGATGATCGATTCAACTCACATGTTTCTGACTACAAAGAACACAATGCTCGTTGGAGTAGACCAGATGTCAGACCAGGAAAAAGTAGAGATCAACAAATGTGACAACCCTAAGGCTGTTCAGTTCTTTATGACTGCCTTTTTCGGCGCTCAGTTTGAGTCTATTCATCCAAAACGCCTCATGGCCGCTCACTTCTCAGTTATAGATGTTCCTACTGACTCACCAGTTCTGGGATCAGATCAGGAAACTGTCGTTTGTAACGATACTGAAGTAGCTGCGACTTCGACTAAGACTGTAGCTATTACAGGTGCAAACCTTACAGGTACTGTCGAATTGGCTGTACAAGGTGCTGGCTTTACTCTCTCTACTTACGAAGTAACCAAGGCTCAGGCCGAGGCTGTTGGAGGCAAGGAGATAACAGTTACCTTCTCTCCTCTTGCTGCTCAAAACTACATAGGCAAGATCATTGCCACATGTGGCGATGTATCTGAAGAGATCAATCTTACTGGTACTGGTATCGCAACACCGGTGCTCTCTGCGGTTCCTTCTCCTGTAGCTTGTGACAATACTGTTGCAAATGCAACTTCTACCAAGACTGTAGTTATCTCAGGTGCAAACCTTTCTGGTAACGTTGAACTGGCCGTGCAAGGTGCCGGCTTTACTCTTTCGGCTTACTCGGTAACTAAGGCTCAGGCTGAAGCTGCAGGTGGTAAGGAAATAACTGTAACATTCGCTCCTTTGGCTGCTCAGGCTTACGCAGGTAAGATTGTAGCTGTTGGTGGCGGTGCATCTCTCACTATTAATTTAACCGGTACAGGTACCGCTGAATAATTATGGCAGATTTAACACTTGGAAATCTTGACTGGCCTAATGGCAAAGTCAATCCTTCGGGAATCGTTCCGATAGCATACCGCATACCCAAGGCTCATATCACCGCCTGGCCGGTGATTAAGGATGACCCTTCTGTAGCTGCGACTATCGGGGAGTATGTGAACTATGTCGGCGACTTCGTTCTTGCCGCAACTAAAAAGTGGGAGACCATGTATTCTACTCAGGGCAAAGGAAAGGTAAATTTCGAGCCGATAGGAGAGACTGACTCAAGGATGTTTACTAACAAGGGTGCTCTTTCTTTTCCGGACGTTACTGATGAAGTAAGGGCTTATGCCAAGATGTCGGCTAACGGAGATTACGTGTATCTGATACATACTCCAAACGGAAGATATCATGTCATCGGTAATGAGAGTTATCGCGTTTCTACATCTCTCTCAGGAGACTCTGGAGATGCTGCAGGATCAGCAAAGGGTGTTACTATTAACCTGGAGTGCGCCGATGTGACTCCACTGCCTTGCTATAAAGGAGACCTAGTTACGGCCGCAGGTTCTCTTGATATCGAGACAGGAGTATTTACACCAGCAGTTCCTTAACATGCAAGAAATACTCAACTGGTTAAAAGAAGCGAACCCCGATTTTGATCGGGGTTTTGCCCTATTTTGCCAGTATTCCCGCAATCAGTCTTTTATAAATTATATCGGCCGTAAGAGACAGATGGAAATGCTCAAGTATGAGCTTGAAAAACTTTCGACAATGCCGAAACTTACTCCAAATCCTTTTTATAAAGCTAACCCTGCGCAGTTTGGCGGGACCATAGCAAGCACACTGGTTGAAGTTGTGAAGGAGAAAAAGGTTGTTGTTATTGATGAGCGAAGAGTTAACAGGGAAGATCTCCCGGCTGCACTTCAGGAGGTTTATGATGTGATAGTGGAAGACTACAAGGTTCAGCGTTCTCTTCATGAGAAGATGAAGAATGCAAATGGTGACGTTGGACGTGCAGACTATCGAAAACAGCTTGTTGCGATAACAACAAAGATTAAAGATAATTGGGCAATTATTGACCAGGGATTTGTTCCGGAGTCTGCTGCAAAGACAGAATCGGGAATCAGTTCACAGGTTATTTCAGCCAGGGCATACATCTCAAAGATGATATCCAAGGATCTTAACGATAATCAGCGTGAGTTGATTAAAGCTAAGATGCAAATCATCCTTGATGCCGGGGCTACCATGAAACCCGAAACTCTTCAAAAGCTAAAAGACAAAGGTTTTTAATCGTTTTCCTGATATCAGGAAGATGATATCGTTTCCGTCCTTTAATACCCGGCTTAGGTCGGGTATTTTTGTTTTATATGGAGCACTCGTTGAAGATCCCTTCGATTCATATAGAAAGGGCGGATTCCTGGTCTATTCTTGAGGGGATGTTGAAATACGCTCAACAGCCGTGCGATGTCGTAATTTGCTCGTTTGCGATTGCTGAAGGGTGGGTAAAGAGGCTCTGGAGGATGAAAGAATCCGGGAGGATTAACAACATCACTGTTGTTTTGGATTATGCCGTGATGATCCGGCACCGGGAAAAGCTGATTATGCTTGAAAACGTTGTTGACAGGATATATCTCAACAATACTCATGCAAAGCTTTTGATGGTTGACAGTTCGGATTTTTCTGCAGTGGCGGTTATGAGTGCAAACGCAACGATGAACTATAGAATAGAGACATTTTATGTAACAAACAGGACAGATGAAGTCTGCGCAATTAAAGAGGATTTAAAACGGATATATGATAACTCAAACTCAATTAGAACAGGTACAGGAACTAGCGGGCCTCTTCTTCACTCTGAAGGAGATATCCCTATTGACGGGAATTGATTTTGAAGAACTCCGGCGCGAGGTAAGGTTTGGACATTCGGATCTCAACAATGCGTACTGGATTGGGAAGTTGGAGGCTATGAAAACTTTACGAATAAGTACTAAAGACTTTGCAAAGAAAGGATCTCCCCAGGCAGAAGAAAAAATGCTTGAGCATTTACAGGATATGAACGAAGCGGAACAATAATGGCACGACAAGACACATTTGACCTTATTACTCAGGCTCTTTTTAGTATAGAAAAGAGGAATGAGCTCTCCGAGGGAAATATGAAGATATTAGAGCGGCTCCGGGATGTGTATACGATTTGGTTAGATAAACCAACTATGACGGATGCTGATATCCGGGATTACATCATGGTTAATTATGAATCAACAAAATCTGCTGCATACACTGACATTGCTTTGCTTAAAACTGTTCTGGGCAATGTACCGGTAGCAAATAAAGAGTTTTATCGCTACAAGGCAAACTACATACTTGACCAGGCACATGCTGCAGCTGTTGCTGGAAACGACAGAAAGGCCAAGGCTCTTACTAAAATAGCTGAAGGCATTGCGTACAACAACCGCACAAATGAGGATGACGGAGAGAAATTGCCTTATGATGAGATTGTTCCAAAGGACTTGTCTTTCACTCTGGATCCATCCGCTGCAGGAGTAAAACCGGTTCCCGGTATTGTCGAAAAGGCAAAGAAACTCTTCAAAAAATATGAGGAGGATATAGACCTTGATACATCATCATACGTAGATTATGAAGAAGAACCTGTACCTTAACACTGCACAGCAAGAGGCGATGTTAATTGCCGCGAACACAGAGGTAGATATCTGGGGTCGCAGAACAGGTAAGTCGTATGGAGTCATTGCGCCTCGTACTATCCGTAATGTACAGTTGATGCCTCGCTCTACAGGAGCGTTTATCTCTTCAACATTCAAGCAGGCACACATGAGAACTCTTCCGGCAATGCTACAGGGCTTAAGTGAGTTTGGGTTTTATAGAGATGTACACTATGTCATAGGAAGGAGGCCGCCAAAGAAATTAAATTTCAAGAGACCACATGTTGAGCCTAATAACTTTGATGATGTGATGTCTTGGTACAATGGCTCAATTAATGTCATTATATCTCAGGATGTTAAAATGTCCTCAAACTCAATGACTTTAGATTATGTGGTTGGGGATGAAGCCAAAGGGCTCAACTATGATAAGTTAAAAAACGAGACCTTCCCTGCTAACGGAGGAACTAAAAAATATTTTGGGGATTGTCCCTGGCATCACGGATATGTTTTTACATCAGATATGCCGGTAGCAAAGTCGGAGAAATGGCTTTGGAGTTATAGGGAGAAGATGAATCCGGAGGTCATTGATTCAATAAAGGAATTAATGGCTGAGTGGCATAGGTTACAAACACTCTCTAACAGTGATTATAAGGCGCGATCAATCCGGGAAGTTGAGATGTTAATTGCTCAGTTTCGTTCTATTGCTGTCTATTATAGTGAGAAATCTACTTTTGAAAATGTAGATATCGTGGGGCTTCAGTATTTAAGGCAGGCAAAAAGGGATCTCGCCCCTCTCTTGTTTCAAACTGCAATCATGTCCAAACGGATTGAGAAACTTAAGGGCGGGTTTTATCCTAACTTCAATGATAAGATACACTGTTATATAGCCAATAACAATAAACCCCTGATTGATAATCTTTATGAGTTTGATAAAGACCAGGACTATGGCTGTAAGTTAGACTCAGATATAGATCTGAAAGCTCCTATTTCGGGGGCTTTTGACTATAATGCAAACATTAACTGGTTAGTAGTCGGGCAGAGAGATGGCCGGACTCTTAAGGTTCTTAAATCGTTTTATGTTAAGTACACACGTAAGCTGCGGGAATTGATTGATGACTTCTGTCACTACTATCGATATCACCACACAAAAGAGTTTATCTACTACTATGATAACACTGCCTTAGGTTCTAACTATGCAGTAAACGATGATGACTTTGCATCTGTGATATGTGAGCAACTGTATAAGAATGGATGGTCCGTTACCAGGGTGCACATAGGTAACCCGATGAAACACTTTGAGAAGTACAACATCTTGAATGATTGCTTTACAGGTGCAAAGCACTTAATGCCAATGATTAATAAAGAGAACAATGAGCCCCTTATTGTATCGATATCCCTGGCTGATATAGCCACAACATCAAAGGGGTTTAAGAAGTACAAGGGCGGGGAGAAGCTGATCGAGAGTGAAGATGATCCGCTTGAGTATAGGACAGATGGTTCAGATGCATTTGATACCCTGGTGCTTGGTAACTGTCTGTTCCCGTATAGCTCAGGGGGCTATGGCTTTGGCTCGGCAATGGGATAGGTTCCTCACATGGTAGGCACACAACGGAGGCAATTGCCTCCTTTTTTTTTGCCGTGAGGGTGGTGTCAGACGGAGAGGTCAAAGCATATTACGAGGTCGTTTGAGGGGGGTGCAATTGCATTTTTCGACAGGGCGGCGCATGCACTCCCTACATCAAAATTTTTGTTAAAAATTTTTGATGAGTGTTGATGAGTGAAAGTCAGATATTTGCCCTCTTGAAAGTTGGACTCCCCTGTTCTCCCGAATGGGCTTCTTTCTGTTATCGCCGAGAAAGAAGCAAAGAGCGAAGAGGGAGCCATATTTCACTGATAATTCTGTCCTTTAATTGCCGTATCGTGGGTGTTAAATTCGCTTCCATGATACATTCTAGTAAAATACACGAACTGGTTGAGTTGATCAAGGTTTTCTCTATTGGCTGGGTAGCTGAGTCAGGAGAGAGAATTCATGTCCGGAAGGCAAAGTGCACAAGCTTTCACTCTTCGGGAGATACACTCAACATACTGATCATCGATAGTGGTCAGGTTCGAAAAGTAAATCGTTTAACCATAACAGAATTCAACGGAGAGGAGGTCGTATTATAATGGAAATACATGAAATATCAGGGATTGATTCCAAGTTGTCGGGAATAATCTTATCAAGTGCCGGTCAGGAGTTGTTTGATTACGATAAGGAAATACAACCGGTTAAGATTGATAAGTTTGAAATCTCCCCATGGGGAGCTGACAACAATCTCCCACTTGAGATACGTACTAACATCGAGAAGTCAGATATCATGAGTACTAATGTGCGGTTCAATCGTGATGTGTGTTATGGTTTGGGGCCAAGACTGGTTGATATCATAAGAGATAGAAACGGAAAGATAGTAGACTATGTAGAAGTGTACGACAACGGGAAAGAGCAGGAATTTTTTGAACGAAATGATATTCCAATGTTCTATCTGGAGCAACTGACAGATATGGTCTACTTTCATAACGGCTGGTCTGAGTTGATACCGGATGCTAATAGCAATACCATTTATAGCATCAGACATAAAGAAGCAATCTTCTCAAGGTGGTCCGTGATGAACAGGAAAGGAGTTATAGATACTCATTTCTATGCAGCAAACTGGAAGGACACTCCGGCCAAATCGGATATTACTGCTTCTCAGGTAATAGATGAGTTTAATGCATTGGTTGACGCAAAGGCAAGGATAACATTAGGTAAGAGACGAATGATTTATCCTATATATATGCCTTCTCCCGGCCGTCCATATTATCCGCGTCCTGATTGGTATTCATTATTTGAGTCGGGTTGGTATGATCATTCAATTGCCATTCCTGCTCTTAAGAAAGCAATAATGAAGAACAACCTGGGAGTAAAGTTCATTATATACATTTCTCCCCGCTATTGGGAAGAGATTCTGAATACTGCAAAGGTTGACAAGTCAAATCCTATCAAAGTAAAAGAAATCAAGGACGGAGAAGTAAAGGCCATGACAGAGTTCTTGTCGGGAGCCGAGTCTGCAGCAAAAGCAATCATTACTATGCAGGAATATTTGCCTTCCGGAAGTACGGCTATTCTACATAAGTGGATAGAGGTTGTTCCGGTAAAAAATGATATCTCCGGAGGGGAGTTTATTAGCGATATCGAAACAGTTGCAAACATCATGAGTTACGCTATGGGTGTTCACCCTTCACTCATTGGTGCTGTGCCCGGGAAGAATGGCAGTTCTATGGGAGGAACAGACAAGCGAGAACTGTTCCTAATGAAACAAGCTTTGATGAAACCGCTTATGGACCGCTGTCTGAGGCCGTTGCAACTTATTCGCCAGGTCAATGAATGGAAACCGGACAGGACAATCGTTGTGCCGGAGTATGTTTTCACAACTCTGGATCAGAACAAATCCGGGAAACAAGAATCTACAAATAATAAGATGTAATCATGATAGTAGAATCAATGGCAATAATGAAAAAGTACATCCCTACTCTTGTGATTAAGGGAAGTACAGATGCTTTTGCCGATTTCAGGCAAACAGCCCAGGATAATCTTGAACAAACGATTCTTGGTGCAGATCTGGTCATTAAGCTTGAACTGAAGCTTGAGGCTGATGCAACTCTTCGCCGATTAGTGGAAAGGGTTATTTCTATATCAGGTTTCCTGATGGGTGTTCCTTCAGCTGATCTAGTACTGACAGAATCGGGCTTTGCTGTTGAAAACTCGGCAGAGATGACACCGGCTTCTCGTTTGCGAGTTGATGCTCTTATAAAATCTCTCTCGGACAGATTGGATGAAGCTACGGATGCTCTCATATCGTTTTTGGTTCGCTCAACTACTTATGAAGACTGGAGAGGGACGACTCAGTTTGATTATATCGCTTCCGGGTTGATATCAACCTATCGGGAGTTTAAGCAATATGCACAGTACTCCCCTGCCGTTGCTGAGAAGTACCCAAAATCGTATGCGGAATTCAGCCGGTTATACCCGAATCTCAACAGTGCTTTAATGGTTGATGTTGCACCCTATATCTCTGCCGATTATTGCTCTGAGCTCATTGAGAAGTACAAGGATGGAGATGTATCGTCTGTGGAGGAAAAACAGGTGATATCCTACTTAAAGTATGCACTGGCGGCCTTTGTTCTTGATGATAGAAAAACAGCAATGACGTTCACTTTAAAAGCTGTTGCATTTATGAAAGCTAGGCCAGACTCCTTTCCAACTTTTATTGCATCTCCTGAAGCTGCAAGTCTTGATTCAGTCAGAGAAAACACACCTTTTTATTCGATGCTAGGATGAACATAGACCTTAAATATCCAACATGTTGGGAAGAGGTGACAAAAGAACACCTCTCAATAATTGCTGCAGAGATGCTTTGTTTAAGATCCCGCGAGGACTTCTTATTTGAGGTTTTTCGTAAGATAAACAAGATAAAAGTTGTTATGCGTCCGGGACTGGATGAAGATACTCCTGCAGCTGAATTCTTCTTTAAAAAGAAAGGTCAGCGATTTTCGTTGCGAGCCTCAATTATAGCATCCGCCTGTGAGGAACTTGCCTTTATCCTGGATTCTGTAGGGTTACCGGAGAGTCCAATCCTTTCAGTAAGTCGGAAGCTTTACGATGTTACTTTCAAACAGTATTATTTCGCTGATGCTTATTATAATCGCTATCTGCTCAAACAGGAAATGTCACTGATTTGTGCCATGTATGAGTCTCTGACTGGAGTAAAAAGAAAATCTCTTTCTCCCGTAGAAATCATTGAATTGAAAATCTGGTGGTCCGGATTAAAGAAAACTCTGAAGGAGATGTACCCTGCTGTTCTTAAAGATGGAGATGAGTCTGATGAGCCATCAACAAAGAGCCCTGCCGACATACTGCAGGAAATACTCTCAATCCTGAATGAGAACCATCCTGAGCGAAATCAGGAGCTATTGAACACAGATGTTCACGCTGTGATGAAGTCCCTGGATAACATTTATACAATCGCAAAAAAGCATGATAACAACCACATATCTTAAGAAGGTGCTCCCAGAACTGAAAGAGTTTGAGGACGCAGACAAGTTCGTTAATCAGCTAAAAGAGGGTGATGGTTATGATGAAATCGTTGCAATACTGGGAGCTCTGCGTACAACAGAGTTTCCGTGTGTTGTTCTGGAAGATCGCTCTTCCGGTACAATGGATAATCTGTTGGAAGGTCCTCTTGATAATACCTCAATCGCGCTGTGGATAATGGACCAGGGCGATCGAGATGAAACAACAGGAGCAACCGCAATATTCACAAGGACGTTTGCCCTGGCTAAAGAGATCATCAAATTATTTATCCGGGATATTAGTGTAGAACCGGAGCTGGCAGGATGGGATCCTAGTCATGTCGCCTATAACAAACGGATGGGCGGGCCTAAGTGCCTTGGTTATGAGATGGTATTAACATTCCGGGAAGATATTGATTTACGCATACATGAGTGACAAGAATTCTATAGACATCGTTACCGCCTGGGCTGACATAGTTATACAACGATGGGAGACCAAGATATCACGCCTGGGGATTATTGAGACTCAGGAGCTGCTTCGGTCATTTACTTCTCAGATAGAAATGGATGCACAGGGAGATCCTTTCAAAATCACCTTCACTTTCCTCTATTATGGGATATTTCCGGATATGGGTGTAGGTAAAGGAGTAAAGTATGATCAGGTTGCTGGATCAAACCGGAGAGCAAAGCCCTGGTACTCGAAACAACTTGCCTCAGAGGTCAGAAAGCTTGCGGGATTTATGGCTGAGAGATACGGAGAAAGGGCTCAGGAAGCAATCAAACTTATTTAAGATAGAAGTACAACCGGAAAAAACGATGCGGCTTGGGCAACATCATCATATAATAATTAAGAATTATGGCACGAAGTAATGTAGCAAGGGCAGAATCGATTGTAACGCTAAACGGCAAGGCTGCAGAAAATGCACTTGACGGGCTTAAACTTAAGGCAAAGCAATATAGGGACGCAATCATCGAAGCATCAAAAGCTGGAGATACAAAGCAGGTAAATAAGTTGAGTACTGAGTTGAAGTCCATCGAGGCTACTACAAAGAAGCTTCGCCAGGAGACGTTTAACTATAATTCTATTCTTAAGAATCTCAATGGCTCAACTATTACTCAACTTGAGAAAGCTGCTAAATCTCTTCGTAATGAAATAAAGGGGCTGACTCCGGACACTCAACTCTTCATTACTAAGAGTAAACAGTTAGATCAGGTAAGAAACCGCCTTGATGTTCTAAATGGCCGTTTCAAGGAAAACAACAACTGGATAAGTCGTGCCGGCAACTCCTTTAATAAGTATTTTGGGCTTGCTACAGCTGCGATTGCTTCCGTTACTGGAATATCCTTTGCTCTCAGAGGTGCATCACAGGAAGCTGCAAAATTTGATGATATCTATGCTGATGTAAGTAAAACAACTCAGTTGACAAGAGAAGAGGTTGTTTTATTGAATGAGGAGTTTAAAAAACTTAATACAAGAACATCCCGGGAAGAATTGAATGAACTGGCTCGCGAGGCCGGTAAATTGGGTCTATCTGGGAGTGAAGATGTTTTGGCGTTTGTTAGGGCAGCGAACAAAATCAATGTCGCTCTTCGTGAGGATTTGGGTGAAGATGCTGTTTTGAACATAGGAAAAATATCTGAAGTGTTCAAGCTGACTAAGGAGATGGGTATTGAAAAATCCTATGCATCAATTGGCTCTGCTATTAATGCTCTCGGACAGGACTCATCAGCTGCTGAACAGTACCTGGTTGATTTCACAAAGAGAGTGGCCGGATCGTCGTATCAAGCCGGGATTTCTCTTCAAAACATATTGGGCTATGCATCGGCACTTGACCAGTCCGGGGCACAAGTGGAAATGTCGGCCACTGCTTTTCAGAACTTCCTGATGAAGATGTATTCTGAGACAGATACGATGGCAAAGATTGCCGGTGTAGATGTTAAGGCTTTCTCAAAGCTCCTGTCCGAAGATGCAAACGCTGCTATAATTAAAGTTCTCACCGGGCTCAACTCTAAAGGTGGTTTTGCTCAAATGGTGCCTCTTTTCCAAGAGATGGGTGGTGAAGGTGCGCGTTTCGTGAGTGTGTTAAGTTCACTGGGTACAAATATCAATCTGGTTACAGAGGCTCAGAAACTCTCGAATGTGGAGTTTACAAAGGCCACTTCTCTGCAGAATGAGTATAATATCAAGAATGAAACGATGCAGGCCAAGTTGGATAAGGCCAAGAAGAAGTTTCAGGATCAGGTAATCATTTTAGGTGAGAAACTATCTCCGGCGTTCCTTAAATCAACAAATGCAACAACTTTATTCCTTAAGGCTATAATGGCTATTGATAAGGAATTTCTGTATGCAGCTGCTGTATTTGTAGGGGCAATCGTTGCTTATAAATCATGGAACGTTGTAGTTGCTACCGGTAATACAATAATGTCTGCAGCACGAATTACCTCTCTTGCATTTTCCGCAGCAATGGCTTTGGTTCGGGGCAACACAGTAAGGGCTACAGCAGCGTGGCAAATGTTGAATGCTTCCATGTCTGCGTCCGCATTGGGGGCAATAATTACAGCTATTGCAGCTTTGGGATATGGTATGTATAAACTTATTACCTACCAGTCAGATCTTACAAAAGCGACAAAATCATTCTACTCTGAAACAGAAACAGCTAAAAGAGAGGCTGCTGATTTATTGGGAATTGTACAGAATTCCGTTGTTGGTTCTGATCAGTACAAGCAGGCAATTGAAAAATTGGTTGAGAAATACGGTCCTTACATATCATATTTGATTGATGAAAAGGGAAACCTTACTAATATAGAAGAGGCAAGAAAGCTGATAAATAATGAAATAGAGCGGTCAATCGGGTTGAAAATAAAAGAACAGGCGGTTACTGATATCACAAATAAGGCTATTGAAAAGCAAGCCGATGCTTATGAAGATATAGTAAAAACCTTGATGGATCAGGCAGGAATGACCGAAGATGTGGCACGCATCCAAGCACAGGCGTTTACCAATTCGGTTAATTCCGGACGGAGTTGGAAAACGTTGGTAAATCAGTTAAACAGGGATATCGGTCGCGCTTTTAATATTGCTCCATTCCGACAGTATGCAAATGCATACACTAAAATGATTGATGATGTTAATGCAACGACAAAGAAGTTTGAATTTCTGATGCCGGAAGAAATAATGGGTCCTGTGTTTGATCCTACAAAAGTAAAGGCTGCCGGTGAACAGGTTACTGATACAATTGAGACAGAAACAGAGAAACAGAGAAAAAAGAAGGAAGAAGCATTTAAAAAAGAGTTAGAGTCTATTGATGTTCAGGAGAGACAAAAGCAAAATCTGTTAAAGAAATCTCTCTTTGCAACTTCTATCAATCAAGAACAATATGAATTAGAGTCTCTTACCAATACTATAGCTTTCCTTGAAAAAAGGAATCTGGTATATCTAAAGTATGGAAAAGATAATACTGAGACAGAAGGGGCATATTATGACTCACTGATTAAACTTGGTGAAGTCGCGATTAAAAAAGCAGAGATTCAAGCTAAAATACGTGAGTTCTGGCTAAAGAAGGGGCCTGTTGAAGAGGATATTGATGAAGATCCGGAGCAAGATAAATTATTAAAATCGATTTTGGACAAACAGAAAAAGTTTGAACAGTCTGCTGCCGAAATTAAAGAACAGTATGCTTCTCGCTCCTGGTCTAAAAAGTTCAAGGTTGAAAAAGAAAACCTTGAAAAGATGCATAAAGAAGGGCTCATTACCACTAAAGAATACGAGTGGAAGATCGGGCAACTCAGAATTGAAGCAGCGGAAAAGGTTGCCAGTGCGGTGAATGGGATAGTAAATGCAATTGCTGAATTATATCAAACGATCCGTGATGAGGAATTCAATAGATTGGAGAGGCAGAAAGAGCAAGAACTGCGATTATATGGAGATAGTGCCGATGCAAGGGCTAAAATTGAGCAGAAATACGAAAAGAAGAAACTTGAACTTCAGATAGAGTATGCTGATAAGGATATGGCAATAAAGATACTGCAAACTGTATCTGCCGGTGCATTAGCTGCTATACAAGCAGTAGCTCAGTTAGGACCAATCGCAGGACCAATCGCCGCGGCACTAATTGGTGCCACAACACTATTCCAGGTAGGTACTATTATAGCACAAAGGAATGCGCTTAAATCATCTCTTCAGGAAGGTATCAATAGTACTTCTACGTCTGGAAATAGTAAATCTGTGTCCGGATATGCCGGAGGCGGTTTTACTGAAAATTCGAATTCAGATCTTAAGCCCGTTGGGATAGTGCATGCAAATGAGTGGGTTGCTCCGGCTTCGATGGTTCGGTCGAATCCATCTATATTTAGAAATCTAGAGAGAGAGAGAGTTAATAAATACTCCTTTCAGGGTCCTCCAAAGCAATTTTTTACGGGCGGTTATGCTTCTTCAGCTAACAGAGATTCTAAAACGGATCAATTACTTCAACAAGCAATCAATTTACTGAAACAAATGGCAGAGTCGCCTATACCCGCATATATGGTTCTTGATGAATTTAATGCTAAACAGGAGATTAAAAATCGTTTTAAAAGAGAAGGAAACCTATGAGACTATTAACTGAAAAAGGGCAAATGGATTTGCCTGCCGGATTTTCTTTTTCTATAGAACAAAATTCGCCAGTATTCTCACATGAAGGGACTCAGAGTATACCTATAACACTACCTGCTTCACCCCGAAATTTACAAGCTCTCTCTTATCCCAATAGAATTGGCCGAAGAGATAAATATATACGTAAATATACCTCAAAATTAGAAGCAGGGCTCTTTCAGAAGACTGGGCAACTCGTTGTTGACTCTGTGGGTTCTGATGGTATTATAGGCGCAATAATGCTCAATGAGAGCGAACTGTACACCAGAATTAAGGATATAAAATTATCTGATATTTTCTCGAAGATTATACGGAATGATTTTGCTGCAGAACAAAATCCTATCGAAGCCTGGTATAATCATATATATAAGTGCATGAAGGGAGAGATAACTGATGATTTTACGGCTTTCCCCGTTGCTGTTGATTATAATGAAGAGAATGGGTATCAGTTGTTGAATTGTCCTGATTATACATCAACATCTAATCCGTGGCAGCTTAAATGGGCTGCGAGAGATATTTATCAAGGGACAGATTCTGTTTCAGTTCCGGTCGGATTTGGTATAACTCCGTTTTTGTGGATGTGGAGAGCGATTGAATTGATTTTTGCAGAGTTTGGTTATTCAGTGGATAAGAGTCCGTTTAAGGATAATCCTCTTCTAAAGAAAATTGCATTAATAAATAACAACTCAGATACGATATGTAAGGGAGTGATTAATTATGCCGATTTAGTGCCGACGTGCTCTATTTCCGAGTTTTTAATATTTATCGAAAACAAATTTTTAACTCATGCATATATTTATCCAGAGGAGAAATCTGTTGAGTTAATATCTCTCGACACAATCATAAGTAGTGCTGCAGACGAAGACATTTCTTTGTCTGTTGATGGAATTATTAAATATCTCTTTGTTGATGCAAAAGAGGTGAACATTCAATCAAATACTGATTTGCCTGGAGCAAAACCTGCGGCAGATACAATTTTTGACTTGGCTAAAAACTACACTGCTCTAACAGAAATAAATGAGACAGAGTGGAACACTTATAACTGGGGAAGTTTACAAACATTTAAGCATCATCTTATAATAAGAAAATCAACCGGCCAGTATTATGACCTATACTATCAGCGTGTTGGTGGCCGAGCTAGCTATATCCCTCTTGGAACTAATTATTTTCGTTTCTGCTCGGATAAGTTTTCCAATAAAATGGAATATAAATCTGAGGATGTAATGCCTGTTTTGGTTGAAATCAGACTCGGTTTGGTAGGGGAATTAGAAGCCGCAATTCTTTGTCTGTCAATTGGAGCCTCGAGAACATCTAACATATCTCTTCAAAAGGGGAGTGAAAAGACTAATAACTCAGAGCAAAATATAATTATTGCTTATGCGGCCGGCAAAGCAGATGAAACCGCCTATGCTGCAAACGACTTTCATCCGGGGACTGTCCCGCCAAAATATTACTTAGGAACTACACAGAAAAGAAATAATGCTGGTAATGCCTGGTGTGATTATGATCTTACTACAACAGATATATATAAGCTATTCTTTAGGAACTGGAACGGGATAATTAAAAATTGCACTTCCGAAATCGAGTGTAAAGTTGATTATAGTGATGTGCAATTCCTTTCATTAAGACACGATAAACTTAAAGCATATAAAGGACAGCCTCTATTGCTCAAATCACTGTCATATAGCATATCAAATAAGATTATCCACAACCTAAGCAAGTTTATGCTTATAAAGAAACAATATCCGTTGATTGAAGAGGAACAAATTCCTTTTTCGCAATAAAATGTGTCCTTTCGTTTAGTGTTCATTGATGATAATTTTGGTTAAGAATTATGGCAAACATACTTACATACCCCGATGCACTTTCCCTGGCTTCTAATTTAAAGAAGTTTGTGATCTCTTCTGTTGAAGATATCCGCTTTAAATTATATTGCGGGGCAACTCTACTCATTGATGAGTCTTATTCCCCTGCTTCGGATGGGAAAATAACTATTGATGTTAAAGAGGTCGTTAAAAATGAGCTTTCGTTCATTATTCCGACAACTGATGTTTTTCTTCAGACCGGAATCTGCAAGGAATTTGTTGCTCATATTGACCTTGAGACAAAAACATTTCTTGCTATTCGTGCCGGTGTTGAGAACCTGGCTGTTTCAGCTACTGAATTTTTAGCACAGAATTTTTTGACATGGCAGCCTCAGAGCAAACAGGTGGGCTACTCTCAGCCGGAATGGTTAACTTACTTTGCACCGGTGGCCGGGACATTGAAGGTTAAGTTTTATTTGACAAATGAGACTTTTCCAGTGCAGACTCTTACAGCTCTTGCTGCAGGATCATGCGTTTCTGTAAACATGATGTTCTCTCGGATCATGGCTCTCCAGGCAGGAGAAAAACAGGGTTATTTTGATGTGTGGGTTGAGAATGCATCTGAACAGCGCTTGACATATATTCAGAGGTACATATATAAAGAGATTGAAACTGTTGATGAACATTTTCTGTTTGAGAATTCCTTGGGAGGGATAGATACTGCTGTATTTGCCGGGGAGTCAATATTTGCTCCGGAGCTCACACACACTGAAGGGATATATGAAGAAGAAAGCGAACAGCTTGATGATACAGTTTCCAGATTGTACCAGAAGTCAACCGGTTGGAAGTCGAAAGGCGAAGCTGCCTGGTTATGGGATTTCTTCCGGGCTATTCGGAAATATAAAGTTGATTCAGGAGTAATCAGAAAATTAACCCTGAAAGAAAGTGAAGTAACCGACAGTTCTTCCGAAGACATGAAGTCCTTCAGCTTCACATATCGGATAGCTGCAGATAAAGGGTTGCTCAATATTAAGCGATCTACGGATCCTCTTCCTGAGAATCTTGAGATAACCACTCCGGAGGGGCTTTTTTTTTTAGCTCCCCGCCTGGTTGATTTCCCGCAGGCGGAGATTGTTCCTGAGCTCCTATTCCCCGTACAATCTCCCTACACAGAAGAATGGAAGACAATATCTTATCAGCAACTGATAAATGAAATAGATAAAAGCATTGGAGAGGGAGTAGTTAGGATGGAGGTTGATAGTTCTTTGGGATGGATGATTGGTGCAGATGAGACGACTACTATTATGGTCAAGGTGTATAAAAGATGGTCGGACATAACATCGGTTATGACTAAGTGGGAGTGGATAAGAAGTAGTGGTGATGCTGCAGATGATATAGCATGGAATCACGCTCATAAGTCTCTTACCAATTCTGCGCTGATAAGCTTTGCCGATTTGGGTAATGCTCTACAGGCAAACGTGAGCTGCAGATTTTATATAACTGCAACATATGAAGATTTAACGATAAGTACAACAATAGAAATTTGATATGAAAGTTTCTCAACACATAAAACGAACCTTTGCCCCTCTCATTGTCACCCGACATTTTGAGGTGCTTGGGAGTGCGCTCACTCAGGTCTATAAGGCTGTTGAGTTGGCATACGAACCTAATAGGGCCATCACTCCGACTGTCATTCTACCGATGGTATCGGTTACGGATCCGGACGGAGTCTATCCCAATGGAGCAGCAAATATGGCTCTTGGAGGCATTAAATGGTACGTCGGAGGAGTGGACATTACAACTACTCAAGACTATGCCAATGGGCTTTATTCTATTGACCTGTCCGACACTTCAATGCGGGGTTCTTTGACTGTTCTAAAGAATGTATCTTCTGAGGCTCCTATTCTGCTTTCGTTCCGCGCTACACTTCCGGACACTCGCCGGGGGATAAATATCTCTGTTGCCATTGATGGCATTATGCTCTCAACTCAGGCGGTGGCTTCGGATAAGTACACTTTGGAACTTAATCAGCCGGTGGAATATATTCACAATCCCCTTACCGCTTCTGCCAATGAAGTGACTTTTACTGCTGTGGCTTTTCGTGGAGCGGATGTAATTGCAAACAACACAGCCGGAATCACTTTCTCAATCCTTAAAAATGTTGCAGGAAGCTTTGTTGCGGCAACTTCGGCTAACTGTCCGGAGCTGATTTCATCGGCCCTGGGAGCATTTGTGTTTGACGTAAGAATGATACAAAAGGCTGACTATATGATTAAGCTGCTCAAGGCTTCCGTTGAAGTTGCTGCCGTTCAGTTTTCAGTAATCAGGCAGTACCCTGTCTTTACCCTTGATATGATGAGTTATGGCGATGTACAGAGCAAACAGGCTGTCATTCCTGCAAAAGCTATCCTTCACACAAGGGGAACGGTGGTGAGCAACCCTGCTCTATATTTCTCGATCGTGTGGCATACGGTTTCTACGGCGAAAGGGGATGTGACTCACAACATGGGCGAAACAGCAGAGATCCCGGCTGACAAAACAGGGATTGACACTTCGGCGTGTGAGATCTATTGTGATGTCAACGAAAAGCCCGCAATGAAACTAACGGGCAACAGCGCAGGGGTTGCTTACATGAATAGTTTAGGAGAACCATACATAAATAACTGATGTTATGAAATATATAATAGCAAACACAGAACTCACAAGGCAGCACTCCTCGATAGATTTCCGAGGTCGTCATCGAAGTGACGATGGCCGGGTGATGCTCAACGAAAAAGATCTCGCCTCGGTAAAGGCAGGAACCTATGAAGAAAAACTCGCTCTCATTTCAGGAGAGGAGATTAGCGAGGATGAGGCAATTAATGAACTTAATAAGGAGATATGGAGATGAATGTAGTACAAGGACAAGTAGTAATTAAGCGTACTCGCTATGGCGACACAATTACTGTTCGCCTGGAATGGGACAAAGCTCTCTATCAGTCAATAAGTGACGGTGGCGGAGTAATAATGCCGGACTGGTCGGTTGGCGCAAATCAGCCTACAATTACTCCAGTAATCACTTCATCGGTCAAGACCGGTGAGGTAGCAATCATCCCCGGCTCTGCGTTTTGGAAGTATAATCACCAGGTACTGTTATTTGATGTTAATGGTATTTGTACAGGTGTTATGGGGGGAGGAACCACAGGAGCAGGATTGTTCTCCTTGAATACCACTACAGGTGCATTGAAGATAATCGGCAACTTGGCCAGTCTGGTCAATACCAATGTGGACACACTTCGTTTTGAGGCGGTGGTCAATACCGGCTATGAAACTCCTGTAGGAGCGGACATTGACATAAGAATTGAGTTAGTTGGGAAAAACTCTTATACCGGTGTAGTGGACAGCACTTCAAAAACTCTTCGTGAGGGAACGGTTGAGAGCATTACTGCAACAGCTCGTCTCACTTTGGACATCACTTCAATCGGCGATTTCAAGACAGAATGGCTTAAGGGAGCAACAACCTTTAAAGCAAAAAGCACAGATAAAACTTGCGCTATCACCAGGGCAGATGTGTCCGGCTCGCAGGTGTTCATTTGTAACTTCTATGTTACTATTGATGGGGCAGACAAGCTCGTGAGCTCGTATATGTTTGCCATTTACGACACATCAGATCCTTATTTCGTGCAACTCACTCCGGTATCAAATGCGGAAGTATCTGACTTAAACACTTCTTCGGTTTGGAACGCAAAACTTTATCGCCACAGCGACAATGTGCAAATAACAACAGGGCTTTCGTGGGCTTTTGAGGCATATAACTGCAGGGCGCAGGCAATCGCTTTGGCTACAGCCTTTGGAGCATCGCAGTTTACCGTGACCAAGGCAGATTGTGACAGGATAGAGGCCGGGCAGACAGAGGAAAACGGAGACATAACAATAGCAGCAACAGCAACTATATAATAATTAAGATATGAACGATTTAGCATTAGCTACTGCCATAGAGCAGTTATTAAAGAGCCAAAATATACTTTGTGAAGTCGGTGGTTCAATCAAAAGAATCACCCTTGAGAAACTCATGGACTCGATGAATGTAGGGCAGAGCCAATTACTTCGTCAGGTAGCATGGGGAACATACCTTGAGTATAACTCTGGTACTTCGTGGCCACAAATTGGAAACATGCAAATGAAAGAATTGTATTACTCTCAATGTGGTCGCTATCTGGTTAAGACAGATGGCACAGCAGCCAAGCTGAACCCAACGAATTCAGCATATTTTGTAGACGGAACGGCGGTTGATCACTCAAAAGGGCACACAATGTGGTTTTCTCCGGACCTGTACTACTTAGTTACAACAGAAGGCGGCTTACCTATTTTATGGACTTCGATGATTCCTATTGGTGGAAAGAAAGCTCCGGCAATGTGTATAGGGGCGTACAAAGCAAACAAGGTATCAACAGCGTTGGTAAGTAAACCTAATCTTGTACCAACTGGCACACAAACTATTTCTCAGTTTTGGGCAGCTGCTCAAGTGAACGGCAAAGACTGGGGCCTGCAATCATACAGTCATCGAGTAAAAATCATGATGATGTTTCTGGCCGAGTATGGCAATACCTCTATTCAGGCTGTTTTAGGAGTTGGGCTGGACGGAACCGGATCATCTTTTGCCAATGAGCAAAACATCCAAACAGGCAAGACCATACCTCTGGGCGATGTTTCCGGGGCTGTAAACACTCTTGATGCCGTTAGTGCAACAGTGCAGTGTATTTCTTACAGGGGCCTGGAAAATCCTTACGGACAGTTATGGGAATTTGTTCAAGGCATCGTTTCAAACGGCGATGTGGTATATATTTTCGACGGCAACAAGGTGGCTAACGATAAGCCTCCTGTTGGTGTTGATTATCGCACTTCGCAGCGTTTGACATCTGCCTCTGGGCAGTACATAAACACAATGAAGCTTGGTGCTTATTTTGACATCATTCCTCTCACTATAAGTGGTGGCTCTACTAATCGTTGGGCAGATGCACACTACTCTGCTGCTGCAGGAGAAGTCTGGCTGTTCGGCGGGGACGCGAATTACGGTTCGATTTGCGGCTTGTCGGCTTCGTATGCGTATAACGTTTTCTCGGGTGCGGATTCGCACTTCGGCTCTCGGCTTGCTTTTTATGGAGCCCTCAAGATGGTAACCGGTGCACAGTTGAATGTATAAGCCGCGTAAGCGGCAGCAAATCCTGAAGCAATTCAGGTAGGTGGCGCGGGGTTAAATGCTCTGGCTGTTCGGCGGGAACGCGAATAACGGTTCGATATGCAGCTTGTCAGCTTCGAATGCGAATAACGTTTTCTCGAATGCGAATTCGAACATCGGGGCTCAGCTAACTTTTAAACACGATTTTTGACAATCCCGCAAACCTTGCCCCTGAAAATCAGCGAGGCAAAAAATAAAGAGCGATAAACGGTGTTGGTAGGAATACTCGAAGACTCCGGTCGCAACAAAAGCAATAATGAAATGAAGAGAATAGGACATATATACGAACAGATCTACTCAATAGAGAATCTTACTGCAGCGGCAAAGGAAGCGGCTCGCGGCAAGAAAAAAACTTCGTATGGTGTGAGACTCTTCCTGAAGGACTCAGAGAGAAAGCTTTTGGAGCTTCAACAGCAACTTATTTCAGAAACATTCAAAACTTCTGAATACAGAACAATGACCATTGTGGCCGACAGAGGCAAAATAAGAGAGATATCCAAGCTCCCTTTCTTCCCGGACAGGATCCTGCATCACGCGATAATGAGAGTCATTAATCCCATTCTTACCAAGTCTCTTATTTACGACACCTACGCTTGCATAAATGGGCGTGGAGTGACTTTAGCGGTGAACAGGGTAAAGAGAGCTATGAAAGATAAACAGGGTTCAACATGGTGTCTTAAAACAGATATTCAGAAGTTTTATCCCAACATAGATCAAGAGGTTCTTATTTCAGACTTGAGAAGAAAATTCAAAGACGAGAGGTTTATTTCTCTCATAAGTGAAATCATTCGTTCAACAGAAAAAGGACTTCCGATAGGCTCTTATACCAGTCAGCTCCTGGCCAACTTCGCCGTTAGTGGATTGGATCACTTCATCAAGGAGGATTTGAGTGTAAAATATTACTTCCGGTACTGCGATGATATGGTTTTTCTGGGAGAGAGCAAAGAGCGGATGTGGGAGATATACAAAGCTGTAAACGAGGTAGTAAGTAAGCAACTTAATTTAATAATCAAACCGAACTATGCGGTGTTTCCGGTAGGGGTAGAGATAAGGAATGAGACAAAGACACGAAAGCGCAAAAGAGGAAAGAGGGCGGTCGATAGACTTCCTGGGGTACCGGTTCTCTCACCAAAAGACCTTGCTGCGTAAAGATATGAAACAACGATTTGCGAAAAAGTATTCGCAGATAAAAGATAAAGAACGAAAATATGAGATACTCTGCAGTTATAAAGGATGGTGCATGCACGGAGATTGCAGGAACTTATGGAAAAAGATAACAGGAATGAAGAGTTTTAATGAACTGAATGTAAAAGCGAAGAACATAGGCAAGGATGGGAAACGGTTCTTCGATGTAGAAGTAAAGACATTGATGGATATCCTTAATCAGGAGGTCGTTGTAAAGGACTTCGAGACAGGAGTGCAGACAAAGAACGGAGGAGACCGGTACGCTGTTCTCATTGAGTTAGAAGGGAAAGAGTGTAAGTTTATCACTAATAACTACAAGATTAAGGATATCCTTGACCAATGCAGAGAAAAAGAGTGTTTTCCGTTCAAGGCAACGGTGAAACGCCGTACAGGAAACAACAATAAAGCAGATTATTACTTTGATTAAAAACTGATATTATGAAAGCAGAATTCGACGCAATGCCCTTACCTGTCATCAGAGAGGGAAATAAATTAAGGCTCTTCTTCGGGTTTGAACCCTTTGAAGTTGAGTACAACGAAGAGACATCCACAAAGTTCAGAGGAACGAATGTAGATGTAGACGGAGATCACTCATACGCAGCTCTCGTTTCAGCTATTATCCGGGATAAATATCCGGACGATAAGCGAGATGCAATTTTTGCCAACAGAGAACTTGTTAAAGACAATCCTGAACATGAAAAGGCAGTTATTTACTTAGCAGAATATGAGGCGTTTCAGGATTACAGGCTTTATGCAAAGAGTGTTGCACAATCAGTAATAGAAAACATTTAACACTATGGCAGGCTATAAAGGATCGGCAGTAGTACGGAGAGCTCCGGCACAAGGAGAACAGGGCCCAACAGGACCATTACTTGTGTTCCGGGGGGAATATGATGCTAATGCTGTTTATTATGGCAATCCCGGGCGAATAGATGCCGTCAAATATAATGGACAAGCCTACAAGACCAAAACTACCTCCGGAACATTTCAGGGTGTTGTGCCGACCAATACGGCCAAATGGGTGATATTCCCGGAGCAGTTCGAGGCTGTTGCCACAAAATTGCTTCTTGCCGATGCCGCCGCGATACAGCAGTTAATTGCTAAAGAGCTTAAAACAGCTTTGTCAGGAAAGCGAATAGAAATCAACGCCGGGGATAAACAACAGATTGCTGTCTATGACGATAATGGGAATTTAAAATTATTTCAACATCCCGGACCTATATCGTCACTGGCAACTATTCAAGCTGGAGCTTCAACAGTCTCATTTACTCCAACCAGCTCGGACATGGGGTCGAAAGAGAATAATTGGGTATATCCAAACTTTGGCACATGGCAGGGAATGCAAGTGTCTACTGAGTTTACAACGTTGGTTGACGGAGTGCTTGAAATAGAGGTAGGTAACATACAGGTGTATGCATATGTGTCAGAAGGCGTATATGCTCGTGGAATGGCAAACGTAAGTGTTGTGTTGCAGAAATATAACGGCACATTATGGACAGACGTGGGGCAGATTGGAGACACAAACGAGACGATTGGGATGAAAAATATTACGGCCACAATCCGAGGGCTCTCGGCGGGCACTTACCGGCTTGCTGCATTACATAATCATATGTCATACACTGAGTGGCAGGGCGATGAACAGATAATGGATTCCTCTCACACATCAAGCGATTGGGGTTATCAGTCCGGCTCATCAATTACTGTTACAGTGAGAAAGGTAGTTGCTCAGACAGAGATAGGAACCGACGGAATCGCTTCGGTTTGGGCATCAAATGTATATCTGCACTTTTCGCAAAACGGATTATTTGTAAAAATAGGCGCGATAGCATTTGAGGTGGCAAGCACAGGAGTTAAAATAAATGGAGTTATACATAATTAAAATAAATTATTAACCACGCCGAAAAGCGGTAAAATTAATAGCAATGGAAACTCTACTAGGAATATTAGCTAGCCTATTTGCAGGAGTAAATATCTTTCAGTTCATTTTTATTCGTGCACAACGAAAGAAAGCGGGGGCAGAAGCCAGTCAGGAGGGGGCTAAAGCAGATGGACTTAACCTGGGCAACATCAGAGAAGTGATGGAATTACAAGGAAAAACACTGGTGGATACTATAAAGGAAAGAGATTCTCTAGCCGTTGAAAATTATGATTTAAAAAGTAAGATGAGAGGCTATGACTACGAAATTGAAAATATTAAAAGGCAATTAGCAGGAATGCAAAATACGCTCTCCAGTGAAATATCTCGCCGTATATATGCTGAGCAACATATTTGTCTGAATCTTCCTTGTACATCAAGAATTCCAACTATAGGAACATTTACATGTAAAGGGGATGACAAGAGAAATGGATAATTATAGAATTAACTACAATACAATTATTTAAAGAAAAGGAGGGTAATGATGAAACTTCACATTCAGAGAAGTTATAAAGGCCAATTCTATACTATAGGTGACCTATTCGTGAACGGAACTTATTTGTGCAATACGCTGGAGGACACGGTGAGATTATTGACAATGGAAAAGAAGATCCCAGGCAAGACAGCCATACCTGCGGGAAAATACAAAGTGATAGTCAATAAATCTCCTAAGTTCAAAAGAGATCTCCCTCGGCTCCTGGATGTGCCTCACTTTGAAGGTGTACTCATACATCGAGGAAATATTCCTGAACACACAGAGGGATGCATATTGGTAGGCGAAAATAAGGTAAAAGGGAAGGTAATCAACTCAACAAAGTATGAGCTGATATTAGTAGAGCTTTTAAAAGATGCTCAAAACAGAGGAGAACAAATCGAAATTGAGATTCAATGAAAAAGTATATAAACTTATCAGTTTTTATCGTTTTTGTAATTTTAGTCATTTGGATAAGTTTACTCAGGTACCAAGTGAAAAAGCTTCGTGAGATAGAGCCTACAGTGACTATTGTCAGAGATACTATCCGCGATACAATAAAAACATTTAGCCCTGTGCCGATACTAGTGGAGATCACGGAAACAATCCTCCTGCCGGTGGATAGCCTGGTGATAGTGAATAATAATATCATTCTCCCAAAAGAGAGAAAGACTTACCAGGACAGCACATATAAGGCCGTTGTTTCCGGCTACAGACCGAATCTCGATTATATAGAAGTGTATCAAAAAACAATTACAAACACAATAACTAAAGCTGTTCACCCTTCGAGGTGGGGCATCGGCATTTCTGCCGGTTATGGAGTAAACTTCTCTGATAAACTTAGGCCAGGACCATATATTGGCGTTGGAGTTTACTACAATATCTATAATTTAAAGCGATAAAAGATAAAGGGCTGCCAATTGGAGCCCTTTTACTCATTTTTAATGTACGACATTATTAAAATTGCGAAAATTACTGATTCTCTGAGAGAATTGCTTGCTGAAAATGATTCTTACGCTATTACTTCTGAGTGGTGTCATTCCACTTCATTGGAATTTATCCGGGCTGTTCAGAAGAAATTAGGAGGGCAGATTGCCGATTGTTCTCCTGAGGGCATTGGTTGGTATTTGAATTTCTAAAATGCCTTTGATTTCTTCCGGATCTGTTCTTCTGCAGCGCTGCTTTTCTTGACTGCGTAGATTGAAGTCATTGATAAAGAGCTGTGATCCGCTTGCCCCTGAACAAAATTCGTTGCAACTCCGTCACTCAGCATATTTGTTATACCTGTATCCTTTAAGGAATAGAATTGTAACCACATTGGCCAATTAAGCGACTGCCGAATATAACTCCAATATCTGGCTGTTTCACGACCTTCTGCACGTTTTTTCCCAGGTATAAACTCACCAGTTACATCCATGCTGAATAGGTAATAATCAGGAGGATTGTTCAATTTCAATTTCTTTATATATGGCATCATTACATCTGGAATGGTCCTGTAGCTGACATTGTCATTTTTTGCAATTGTTTCTGAAACAGATACAAGCTGTCTGTTTTGATCGATATCCTTAACCCTTAATAGAGAAATTTCATTTGGACGAAGGAAACAATAATAGCATAGTAAACACATTACATAATAGTTGTTGTTCCCTTCGATTTCAAGGAGGAATCTTTTTAATTCAGCTCGATGATCCTCTGATAGTGGTTGACGTATCTTAATCAGTCGTTTTTTAGGAATCTTTTTTATGTGCGAAAATGGATTTGTAGCTATATAATTGAACTCAAGTAACCAGTTGAATAGTGATGTATAGAACTGAAGGTAATTGTTATATGTCCTCAATGAGTAATCTCCTTCCTTGATTTCTATCATCAAATCTGAAGCTAGCCGGCGGTCAAAATTGATTACATACATTTTATCTGAGTATCCTTTTCTGAGGAGAAACGCCTTCAATATTTTTACATATGATCTATAGGATCTCATGGAATGTTCCTCAAGTTCTTTAGCGTGAACATTAATAAAGGTGTCTAGTACGCTGAACAGAAAATGATACGACTTTGGTGCTTCTGCCTCAATGAAGTAATTCCATCCGGACAGCAGCTTAACTGATAGTTCGCTAATAAGCCGTTTTGCTACAGCATTTCGTTGAGAAATGGATTTGATTCTGTTTAACTTGATTCTTACTCTTCTAAGCTTACCGGTTGCAGGATAAGTAGAGTAAGATGATATATACCATTCTTTGCCTTTCGTAAGGCGAGGGGGTATAAAATTGAGAAGCGAGGGATTGTTTTGACTGGTTGACATTTTTTTTTTACTCCTGCCATTTTATTGACAAGAGTAAAAATGTCCTGTTTTTGTCCCGAAATTTCAGCGAAATCGCCGTAAATCTCTGATATGCACGCCGTTTGGCGTTTTTTGCGGAGAGGGAGGGATTCGAACCCCCGGAACCTCGCAGTTCAACAGTTT